GGCTCGTGATGTTGACTTTGACATCATGAATGTTGCAATGCAGTCAGCGGGCTATCGTCCATCTCGTACAGTCACAAATAGCATTGCTCTTGCTGATGTGGTTAAAGCAAATGCGTATTTAGGTGCTAACTTTGCCCCTAAAAATCGTGGTTTATTCCTCGATGCGTTTGGTCATGCCGACATGGTTGATACCAATAAAGGATTATTCCAATCTTCAACAGAGATTGCGAATCAATACGAAAAAGGCATCATGGGTATTTCGGGCGGTTTCAAATGGTACTCAAGCGAATCATTGCCCGTATTTACAGCAAGTGGAACAATCACTGGCACGACAGTAAATGGTGCAGTTGCTAATAATGCAACTACAATCGTTTTTGCGGGTGTTACGGGTGCAACTTCAATTAAAGCGGGCGCATCATTCACAATCGCGGGAATTTTTGAGATTGATCCACAAACATTGTCAGCACGTAATCGCTTGAAAGTGTTTACTGTTGTATCTGATGCAGCGGTTTCAACGGGCGCGGCTACCGTTACTGTTGCAGAAGCATTGACCTATACTGGCAATCGCTCATCTCAAAACTTGGCAATCCAAATTCCAAATGGCGCGGCAGTTACATTCCTCGAAGCTGCAACAAATGGCTTGAGTGGTCAAATTGGTCTAGCTTTGGCGGAAGGTGCAATCGCATTCGCTTCTGTTGACCTTGAAATGCCGGGATTAACCAAATATGAGCAACGTTCAAACATGAACGGAGTATCAATGCGTATCACTAAAGGTTGGGATGTGCTTACATCTAAATCAATTTGGCGCGCGGAGATTCTCTATGGATTGCGTGTTTTGCGTCCTGAGTTCATTGCGTCAATCATGGGTAAAGTTCAATAATTTTTTGAACTTAAGAAAGGGCGGTGCTTTGTTGCATCGCCTTTTTTATTTATATTTATATAAAATTTAAGGAGTTGACTTTATGGAATTTCCAAAATGTATTTATTTAAAAGTTCAGGATGAGAGCGTAAAAGAAAATGGCTCTTATGTAGTTAAAAGTGTACATTCAATAGACGAAGAACTTGATGCAATGATGTCAGGCGAATGGGTTAAAACTTTGGGCGAAATCGTCCATACAATTGATGAAGTAGTAAAAAGAACTCGTAAGAAAAAAGAGGTTCTAGATGAGCAGAACAATTAGACAATTAATTATTAGTGCGTACCAAACAACAGGGAGAACGGCTTTAGGTGAGATTCCTGAAAATGAAGAGATCAACTGGGCTTTAACAAAAGTAAATGGAATTATTTCGTCTGTTGGATTAGATGCTCAATTCCCTTTTGTGCAGTCATCAAATACATTTGACATGATCTCAAATGATGGAGTGTACACAATTGGCTTAAGCGGTCAAGATATTACTTTGGTTCGCCCTCAAGATGTTTTAAGCGCATCATTTTTGTCAGGCGGTGTTTTGTATCCAATTGAAAAGATAAGCCCTCAAGACTTCGATACAGCAGTTCAAGACACAAATCTATCAGGCTATCCGAAATATTTCTGTTATCGTGGTGATATGCCAAATTCAACAATACAATTTTATCCAAAGCCAAATTCAAGCTATCCATGCACAATTGTGTTCGATAAATTGATTAGCGAATATGATTTGAATGATGTGATTAGTTTGCCAAATGGGTACGATTTTTGGCTTGAGTGGGCTTTGTGTGGTGTTATTGCCATTGCTACAAAGATTGACCCAACGGCATACGAAATCAAGGCAGAGCAAGCCCTCGCAAGGGTTAAGCGATTGAACCAAAAGAAACAACGTTCTATTTCATCAACTCTTTCAAGTCGTGGCGGTGAAAATTGGAATATTTATACGGGAAATAGGTACTAAATGCCCTATTTACCATTCATTTCTCAAAATTACGTCCATCGTTCAAACTCTGTTGCATCACAAGCGACTATTAATTTCTATATGGAAAAAGTAGAAGTGCCTTCAAGGTCTCAATATTGCTTAATCGGTACGGCGGGAGTTGGTGTATTCTCTGACTTGACAAGTTTAACAGAAGAAAATGACTCTTGTCGAGGTATTTACACCTCGACATTTGGGCTTGTTTATTCTGTTTTTGGTGCTAAATTGTTCAAGACTTATAAAGATACTTTGGGGGCGGTTGTGACTGATTTAATCGGTACACTATCAACTGCATCGGGTGTTATTTCAATGGTCGATAATGGCAAGTATTTAACCATTGCGGACGGCTCATCTATTGTCAATGTAGAGCTATCTACAAATGTGATGACTTTTACAACAATCCCATTTGACACACCTACAAAATTGATTTATAAAGGATTGAGAATATTTTGCATCAATGAATCAGTATTAACAAATCAATTCGGAAAATTAAACAATCAAATATTTTACTCGGATGCGGGTCTCGATGGTTGTTTAACATGGGATGCTTTATCGGTTGTAAGTGCTGAACAATCTCAAGACCCGATTATCACAATGGGAACAAGTGCGGGAAATATTTGGTTTTTAGGTTCGCGTACTTTAGAAGTTTGGGCGAGTTCTGACAATCCAAATAAGCCGATTACATTTGTTGCGGGTGGGACTGCTGAAATTGGATGTGGTGCTAAAAATTCAGTTGCCCAAATTGGTGACTCTCTTTTTTGGCTAGGCTCGTCAAGCGCGGGTGTGAATCAAATCTTTACAAATCAAGGTTATTCAGCCGTCAGGATTTCAGATCACTCAATTGAATATCGTTTGGGAAAAGTGGCTGACATAACGAATGATGCTATCGGATTTGCCTATCAACAAGAGGGGCATATATTCTATGTGCTTACTTTTATTCAAGCTGATTTCACTATCTGTTATGACCTTACAGAGGGGATGTGGCACGAAAGAGCAACGAGAGACCCACTCTTAAATATTAACCATAGATATGAGCCTATTTTTGCCACATTTGGGCTTAATCGTGTTATCTGTGGCTCTGTCGGAGTTCGCAAACTCCTCTATCTTGATTTAGATAAATATGATGACTATGATGGGCGTCCTATTGTAAGATCACATCGTTCACAAGTGTATTTTGACAATATGAATTTAGTTGAGTTCAACTCTTTTCAGATTGATATGCTAACGGGTCAAGGTTTGCAAAGTGGTCAAGGTTTTGACCCTCAAGTCATGATTAGATGGTCAAATAATGCGGGTTCAACATGGTCAAATGAACATTGGAAAAGTGCGGGGAAAATCGGTGAATACTCTCAAAGAGTTGTATTTCGTTCTTTGGGTATGGGTCGATTACGAATCTTTGAAATGGTTGTTTCTGATCCAGTTAAATGGGTTGTTCAAGATGCTCAAATCGAAGTTATAACGGGGGGTAAATAATGATTAATGATGCACCTATTCAAGATAAAATGGATTCGGTCACATGGTCGCATTGGTTCGCTTCTGTGGCTTCATCTATTTCGGGTGAGTGGTATTCCTCAAATGCTATTCCAAGTGTTTCAAGTGGGTTAGAAAGTCCAAATAATTGTTATATTTATATAAATCCTCAAAGCGCTATTATTTCTGCAAAGTTTGAAAATGGTGTTTCTGTGGGCGGTGTTTTGAATTTAGCTTTTAGTGTTTTTCCTTCTGTTTTGACTTTGACAGATGGAGTCACTTTTAAGCAATGTTTTGCGAATGGTAAACAAATATCTATACCTCAATTTGTAGGGAATAATGTTTATTTGTGTGGTACAATGATAATCGAAAGGCGGTTTTAAAATGGGTTTTTGGAATGATTTAGGAACAGGCGCGCTTAATGTCGTGACGCTCGGAAAATATGGCGAGGGGTTAGCTTCGGAGCGTTCTGCAAATGCTCAAATGAACTCACAAAGACAAGCAATGGAAGAAGCGCAACGGGCAAAACAAGAGGCGATGGGTATTTATAATCCTTACTCTCAAGTTGGTCAAGGTGCTATGCAACAAATGCAAGGCTTTGATTTTGGTAAAGTGCCTGATGACTTTCAATTTAATAAAACTGCTCAAGATTATATTAATCCGAATTTGGATTATATGATTAATCAATCAAATCGAGGTTTAGAGCAAAGCGCAATAAATCAAGGTGGGGCGATGAGTGGGGCGACTTTGAAAGCATTGCAAGCCAATACGGGGGCGATGGCTAATCAAGCGTATATGCAAGGTCAAGATCAAGCTAATATTGAACGTCAAAATGCCTATAGCCAATACTTAAACAAGGCAAATATGGATCGTGATATAATTAGTCAAAGATATAACAATTTACAAAACTTGACTAATTTGGGTCAGTTTGGTACTCAAGGAATGGCAAGCGCAATACAAGGTCAAAGTAATGTACAACAAGCTGGACTTCAAAATCTCGGAGCATTGCAAGGTGTTAGATCAAATTCAATGCTTTCGTCTATGTCTTCTTTGCCATCTACATTTATTGATTTAGGCTCTAAAGCGTATGGCGCAATCAAGGGGAAATAATGGAAACTTCAACATTTAATGTACTTTCGGGACTATCAAGATCAGTCCAAAATTTTGACCCGATCGGCTCGTATAATCAAGGTCGTCAAATGCGCGAGGAGTGGGATCAATCGGGGCGGTTGAATGAATTGCGTCAAAAATTGCCTATGATGATTGCGGATATGAAAGTTAAAAATCCAATGCTCACAGAGAAATTGGACTCTTTAGCAGAAATCGCAAAAGCTGATCCAATGGGCGCATATAAAATGCTTGTTCAGTTGAGTGATGACAAGATGAATACTCAAAATAATGCAGAAGTATCTCGAAATGTTCAAATTATGCAAAACGCAAAATTAGCGGGTGACGAGATTCTAGCAAACTCTTATGGTAAACCATTGGCAGAATTAGCACAAAATAAAGAAGAATATAAAAAAGCGTTTGACTCGTATAATTCAGCATTTTCGGGGGCAATAAATGCGGGTGGTTCTACTGGAATTATTACCCAAATGGGACGAATGGTAAACTTTAATGAAGCATTGCAAGATTATGAGAAGCGTAAACAAAATGCTGAAAAATCTGGTGTGGATTTAGAGACTGCAAGACTGCAAAGGGATATTTCTCAAGGCAATCTACAAGGTCAAGGCGCACAACAAGCCAAAACACAAGCCGAATTAATTAAAGCCCAAAATGAAGCTAATGTGTCAGGTGTTGAATCAAGTAAAAAAGAAAGTGAAAGACCCGTACAACTCGCAAAAATGGCGGGAGTCATTAATAAAATTGCGTCTATTGCGAATAACATTAAAAATGCAAAAGATGAAAATGTTAGAAAGAATCAAGCGAATCTTCTCTTAACATACGCATCAAAAGAAGCTATGGGTGCTCTTTCGGGTGAAGAGTTTCAAAATATGATTGCAACAAGTGGAGCAAATTGGCAACAAATTGTGAATA